TAAGTAGCCAAAGAGGGCGACGCTTCGAAGTCCTCAACTAAAGCTATGTAAAAAGAGTCACCCAAAAAGGCGCGTAAATCAAAATCCTGAGCCTCTAAAATTAGCGGGTTTAATTCTTTTTCTTGAGCTACATTTAAAGTAATTCCTTTAAAATCTCGAATGTCAGAAAGTGTTATTAATTGCGTTTCCATATTTTAACGGGTTACAGGTTCGGGGGTTGTTGCAATTCCTAGCATTTGATTTGCTTGGTCGTCGCTTAATCCAAATAAAACCTTCATTGAGCCCTTTTTTTGATCAGTCGAAAGCTCAGGATTTGAAAGGATAGCCGTAAGCGATTGAGTACCCCCAACGCCTAAAGTAACAGCTAATAAAACCGTGTCGCTCTTTGCGTCGTCAGCTGGGGCGTCTCCATTTTTAACCCTTATTTCGTTTTTTGTGTAATAAGGTAAATAAACCGCTTCAATTGGTTTTGTAGACGGAACGGGAATTAAACTATAATTTTGACTCGGGCAAATTGGATAACTCCATTTTGAGAAAATATCTTTTAAAATTTCCTCAATGATTAGCCTGTCGCCAGCTGTTATGTCGTTATAATAAGTCTTAGCGTTTAAAAGTTCGTCACTTGAAAAGCCCGTTGAGGTTTCTAATAACAAAACCGCTGGGATAAAAAACTGTTTTCGTATTGACTCCTGAGCGCTTTTTTCTGTGAACTCATAAAGACGGTCGTAATTTTGGACGTCGATTTTCTCGAGCTTAATATTTTCCGCGCCGTTTTCTTCTTCTAAAACTAGAATAGTTCCCGCGCCTTCGCCACCTTGAAATTGCTTTAAATTCTCGTCGAATAATTGGGCGTTTTCTGCAGCTTCGGGGCTTTCATCTTTTCCGACTCTCATAATATAAGAAGCGAGAAAGTTTTTAGCGCTTGTCGAATGTTTGAAGCGCTTTAATTGTGCCTCTGTTTGCATGTCCTCTAAAACAGCGTCGTAAGGTGCTAGACTATATTCATTTAAACCGTTAACCGACCATAAATAAACTTGACCTTTGTAGTTTTCCCAGCCGCCCGCCTCTTCGACTTGAGCCTCGACCTTTGACGGGTCGTAAAGATCGTAATAAATAACGTCCTCTTTTTTAATGTTTTTTCTTTTGACTTTGCCCCAGTCGTCATAAACTGCAACTTTTCCCGCGTTTTGCGGGTCGTCAGCGGGGCAAAGTCTGCAATACTTCCAAAGTATAGGCGTTGCGCTTGTATGCTGTAAAAGCCCGTTAAAATTAACGTGAATCGCTACTGAATCAAAACGACCCTTTGACTCACATATTTTACGGGCGAATTTATCGACTGTTAAATTATCTTCATTAACACGGGCTTTGTAAAAGTCGGGGTCAACTGTCCCGTTGCCCATTATAAATTTAATAAAGGTTTTGAGGCAAGCTTGAGCCGTCCCGCTGTCGTTTGTTATGTCGTCGACGCGTTGAGGATAAAGGTTATCAAAGTCATAATTTATGATCCCGAAAGTTTTATTTTCGGTTGCTGTTATTCTTTTCTCGACCTTTAGGGCTTGAGCTTTTACCTTTGCCATTTTATGAATTTAATTTAACCAAAGTAATTAATAAATCCTTTTTCGGGTTCTTTGGGTATTCAACGCTTTTACTTTTCAAAATAGCGATTAACTCAGGGACTTTTAAATCTTCAATTGTTAAAAAATCTTCGACGTCCTCAATTTTATCTTTAATCGCTTTTTTAATATCTGACAAGTCGCAAAGTTCCCGCCAGTTCTCAGGTACTTTTTTAAAGAATTTTATTAACGCTGGGACAGCTTTTAACGCTGCAATCATTTGTTCGTCGCTTGAATGTTCCGTTATTGTGTCACATTGAAAAGATGTTACGACCTTACCTTTATGTAAGTGAAATTGTCGGTTTGTTTCGCTCATAATTTTATTGTTTACGTTATTAAATTTCAGCATTATAAATAGATCCTCTATACATTCACATTTTGCCCGTTTATTTAAACTTATTCCAGTTAAAAGAATATTTAGTTTATTAGCATTTTTCCATTCTTGAGAGTTTGGGTTTTTTCTCCAAACCTCTTTGCTGGACTCACTTTTTAAAACTGTTTCTTTTAATTCAAGCATAAAAAAAGGGTGTAACTTTTGTTACACCCTTCAATAATACAAATTTATTTTTAAATAAAATTCACTCTTTTATAATAAAGCGTCAACGATTGCCTTTGAAGCTGCGTAGCTAGTTATAAACAAAGCGTTTGGCAAACGCGGTTCTTTGTTTACATCTGTAAAGAATGTAAAGTCAAAAGCCCCTTGAGTGTCCGCGTTGTTTGGGTCGCGCTCAATTACTGTTAACTCTAGTCCTGACGTTGCGCCATAAACCTCAAAAGCTGAATTTCCCGACGTTCCTTTAAAATAGTTCTCGGTAATGATAACAAAACGTCCATCTTTCATTGAGTTCAATTGTGATTTAATCGCTGGCGAAATATCGAAACCTTTAGCCATAACGGTATGATCAAACATTTTATTAAAACCAACTTTGACTAAAGAAGCTTTTGGAGCGATTGAGTTATTTTTTCCATCGATTTGATAAGCAACCGCACCCGAAGCCAAAATAATATCCGTTATTGTTTCATTGTCTGCAGCATATGAATAACTTAAAATGTCGTCGAAATTCATAATAATTGCACGGTCACGCGTACCCCCTTGTATTGGAGTGTCGCAACTTTTTAAAATGCTTGCTGAAATTTCACCGCAAACCGTAACCATTGAAACGCCTTTAAACATCGGAGCAACAAAAGCATAAGCAACGGTAACAACAACCGAAGCGCCGACCGATAAAACAGGATTTAGCCCCGTTGTTGAAATAATAGCCGACAAGCTCAAAAGCATTGTAAGCGAAAGTAAAAAAGAAATTAATTTTTTCATGTTTTCTATTTTTTAAAAAGATTAAAAAAAAGCGGGTTTTAAAGCCCGCCTTTTGAATTTAGTAAGCCGCTTGTATCTCGTGATCAATGATAACCTTTGCGTCAATATTAAACGCAAAGTCAATATGATTTTTCTTAGTTGTACGGTCAAAAATAACGTCGAAGTCACTCATTGAAGCACTTTCCTCAGTTCCAATTTGGATATTGTCAGGAGTCAACAAAATAGCTCTGTGAGGCAAATAATACTTAGTACCGTTTGAATAGTAAGAACGTATAATTCTATCCCAAAGATTGAAGCTAATAACTTCAATACCGCCATTCTTTAAAACAGTCATTCCGCTTTCAAGTCTCTCAGTTGTAAAAGCTACATTTGCAGCGATTAACTCACGCTCGTATTGATCAGCAACCGAAGCTGTAACAACGTAAACTAAACCAGCTTTTTCTCTCAAGCGATAGTCAGCGCCAAACTTCATATTTTGTAAACAGTTTGTTACTACTCGGTTAGTAGTGTCGGTAGTGTCAAAAGCTTGTAAAGCAAATGTCGCCTGACCGTTTTTACTTGTCAAATCGGTTGTTTTTCTTGTCGCGTCAGCTCCAACAATTGCAAAGATTTGTTTAAACAAACCGTCAATTTTATTGAAATAACCTAACGTTGTACCGTTTGTCAATACACCAGCTGGCGAATCATTATAATCCGCAGCGTCAACGTCTGAGAACCATGCAATACGATAAATCGCTTCTTGAATTGCGTCAGTTACTAAGTCTTGAACAAACATAAAAAACTCAGTCGCTGTAAGGTCAGCTTTTTGTACTCCGATTTTCAAACCGTAAGCCCAAAAAGACTCTTGTAAATCAGTCCAACACGCTGTAAAACGATCTGAAACCGTCACAGGCTCCCAAAATTTCTCACTCATTGCGATTGTATTTGTCGCCGCTGCTGGGTCGCACCCGCCAGTTCCTAAACCAACTAAACCGCTAAGGCGTCCAAGAATAGCAATCTGCTTTTTTTGTACGATACCATTAACAACCGTGTGGAATTTTGATAACTCAGGTTTTGAAAATCCGCTTTCAAATACCGCCTCGCTTAACGCTTTTATTTCGTCGCCGTTAAACGTTAAATCTGCTACTGTAATTAGTGCCATAATCTTAAAATATTAATGTTTTGTTTTTACTCTTTTTTGTTTTTATTTTGCTGCCAACAATTCAGCTCTTTTTTCTGCAGCTTTTTCTTTAATTGATTTTTCAACAACCGCAACCGCTGGGGCTGGTCTAAACGCTGCTTGCGCTTGAACTGGTTTATGAGAGCTTTTAACAAGTGCTAAAGCTTCCATTTCTTCAACTACTTTTAAAGCTGTCGCGTTTGCTTCGGCTTTCTCAGTTTGTAAAGCTAAGTTTGCAGCTGTCAACTCTTCAATTTTTGCGTTAAGCGTTTCGATTGAGTTTTCGACTGGTGCCTCAACTGGCGTAATTGTCATAATTACCCCGTCGATAACTTCTAAAATTGTACCGTCCTCAAGCGTGTAAGTTCCGCTTTCAACTGGTGCACCGTTAAGGGTTGCCGTGTCTCCGATCATTAAATCTGAAAACGGCGTTTCTAAAGTTCCCTTGTCAGAAACTAAAGTCATTGCCAAAGCTTGACGCTCAGGCGTTACAACGGCTTGAGCTGTCCCAGCTAAAACCGCCATAGCTAAAGCCATTCGGCTCATTAATGGTTTGTTCATTTCGTTTTGTTTTTGTGTATAAATAAGCGCGACCGCTCGCGCCGTTTCCTTTTGCGTAATTGTAGACGCGAATTTCATTTTAATACATTGCTCAGGTGTTAATGAGGTTTCAATAGCCATGAGCCCGCTAATTGCTTCTTTGCTTACGCCTGTCGCTTTAACATACATGTTTATTAACTCGCTTTCAGTTTCTTTTATTGAGTCTGCTAAACTTTGAAGCTGTGAGGCGTCACCTGTAACACTTTGTAAAAAAGGATTGTGTATTAAATAATTACAACCTTCTTGAATCATTCTATTTTGAAGCGGAACGCTCAAATGTATTGCCGTTGCAATTGATGCACAATTATTTTCAGCTATTGTAAAACAGTTTTTTAGTGATCCTAAAAATTCAGCTATTGAATTACCGACCGAAACAAACCCGCCGTTTGAATCAATATGCACATGGATATTTTCAACGTCCCCAAGTTCGGAAACCTGAGATACAACGTCGATAAGCTCAACGCCTTTTTGTGAAATAGCGCCGTTGTCGTCGTAGCTATTCCCAATTTGTCCAGTAATATAAACGTGTCCTGTCATGTTTACAAAACTATTTGTTATATTCGGCGAAAAATTAACCCACTTTTTACAATTATGGAATTAATACACGTTTTAGGAATGGGCGAAAGCTTAAAAGAATATAAGCCCGACGGTTGTACAACGATAGGCGTTAACGATATTCACGGAAAAATTAAAACTGATTTCGTCGTTTGTGTTGACGTTCCGACGGCTTTTAGCCCTGAGCGTTTAGCAACTATAAAACAAACAAACTGTGAGGGCTTTTATTCTCAACTTGACGACTGGTCGTTTTTACCGAACTTTAATAAAATAGAATTTAACAGGGGGCGGGGTTTTGTGTCTGAAATTGATAACAATAAATTTTGTTATTCAAATAATAGTACATACGTCGCTGTTATTTTGGCGTTTAAAATGGGGGCTAAATGTATTGTTTTACATGGTGCGGACTTTCAAACTCACGCGCATTTTAAAGGTAATTCAAAAGATAAAGTGTTAACCGATTTTAAAGAGCTAAAAAAGGCTTTGAACGCTCGCGGGGTAACTTTACGCGTCGGCTCAAGCTTTAGCGCTTTGTCTGCATTTTTACCGCTATTTTAGAATAGAAATTAAAACTTTCTCTCTCAATACATTTTAAGAATGTTAAATCTTTGTCGTCGTTTTTATAGTTCATTGAATTGTGACCATTGCCACCACAAAGCCCGACGCCGTGTTTAATTCCTAAGGATAAGAAATTATAAGGTTTAAAAGTTTTACCCTTTAAAGTTTGCCAAAGATAAATATCTAAATAAATAAGGTCGTCAGCTGGAAATTTAAACTTTGCCTGACAACTTATTAAAGTATTCAT